GGCGTATCGTTCCTCTTGGAAGTTCTGGCAGGCTTCAGCACCCGCCACGATACGCCACCCTCTCAAACCCCGTCACCCAGTTTCACGCATAGCTCATCCCGGCCAGATAGGCGGCGGACGCCGTGGCACCGCCGGCGGGAATGGCAACCAGGGGCAGGCCCAGCCAGCGGGCCACCAGCACCATGGAGAGGCTCCCCATGCCGGAGGCGATCAGGCCGCCGAGCAGCATCTGCCGGATCGCGTCGCGCGGGCGCATCCGGATGGTGATGGCATGTGTCGCGCCGCCGAGCGCGCCCCAGGCCGCCACGACCAGGGAACTCGCGACCGCGAATTCCTGAACGACGGCCTGCAGAAAGCCGAGTTTCTCGTTCATCGCCGGATCTCCAGAAGCGGGATGGAGGTGATCGAACCGAGCCGCTCGAGGTCGAGCGTCACGTCGAGCGCGTCGGTGTCGAAGCGGACCGGCACGTCAAACTCGAAGCCCGCGGTGATCGCGACGCCAGCGCCCGGCGCGGTGCCGAAGGTGACTACGCCGGTGGCGGTGTCGACCGACCAGCCCGTGGGCTGCTCCGTGCCATCAAGAGCGACGCGCACCGTGCCGGCGACCGGCTTGGTGATCGTGCGGTTCCAGGTCTGGCTGCCCGAGGCGTAGCGCTTCATCAGCTGGAAGGCGGTCATCGTGCCGTCGCCGGTCCCGATCGCCTGATCGGTCGGCAATGGCGTCTGGGACGGCAGGCAGGACTTGTGATCGCCCCAATCCTTGAACCGGAAGCCGTGTAGCCGCCCGTTCCGCGCCTCGAAGAAGGCGACCACCGCCGCCAGATCGTCGACGCGTCGGATGCCGTAGGCGACGTCGTAACGGCGGCGCGAATTGGCCCAGCTGGCGTTGCGCTCCTCGTCGCCGGAGCCAAGCTCGACGATCTGCGTGCGCCGTTCCGGCCCGCCCCGCGCGCCGCGGCTGATATTGTCTGGGAAACGGACCTCGTGGAACGTCATCACATGCCCCTCCGCCCAAGCGAGACCGCACGGGCGATATCGGCCGCGACCTGCGTCCTCGACTGCCGGAAACTCTCGGCGTCGCGGGCCATGATGGTGACGTTGACACCGCCGCCCGCGCCGTAGGTCTGCGCCTCCCGCCGCGACAACACCCGCTCGCCCCGCTGCAGGATCGCGGGCACCTCGTCGTGGCGAAGTCCGGCCATGCCGCCGGAATGCATACGCGGCGCGGCGGCAAAGGCCATGGCCGGGACCATGCGCGAGGGCCCAGCCGAGCCCACCATCCCGCCGGCATGCAGGACGTTGGCGAAGATCCCGCCCGCGCCGGAGAACACGCCCGAGAGCGCATTGGCGATGGGACCGAGGATGAAGCGCCGCGCCGCCAGCTGGGCGAGATCGGCGAGCAGCGAGGTGACGAGATCGCGGAATTTTAGCTTGCCGGTCTTCACGAACTGGCCGACGGCGTTCTCGGCCGACTGGAAAGCCCCGACGAGGCTCTGGCCGATGTCGCCACCGATGTCGCGGGCCTTGCTGGCGTAGTCGGAGAGCGCTGCGGTGACCGCCTGCCAACCGTTGACGGCGGCCTCGGTCGCGGGCTCCGCTGCCGCAGCAGCAGCCCCAGCCGCCGCGCCTGCATCCGTTGCAGCGCCCCCGGCATCGCCGAGCGCCGTCTCCAGCCGCTCGGCCGCGCCGGTGGCCTCGGTCAGCGCATCGGCACTGGCCTCGTCGGTGCCGCGTACCGCATCCTGCAGCGCCTGCCAGCTTTCGAGAGGCGCGCGGGCCCCTTCCGCCAGATCGCGCGCGGCCCCACGGTAGACATTCGCGGACTCGAGCGCGCGGTTCGCAGCCTCGGTCAGACCGAGATCGGGCGCGGTCAGCGGATTGTCCTCGAAGGCCCGGTCGAACGCCGCCTGCGCCGCCGTGGTGGCGGCACTGGCCGCACCCTCGAAGCGGTTCTCGATTTCGCCGAGGTCGAGGTCCGGCACCAGCGAGATGCGCCGCTCCGACCCGAGCGCTTCCAACCCCTGATTGATGCCGCCGATGAAGCCGTTGATGCGCGAGACCACGCCGTTCAGCATCGCCTCGACGCCGTCGACCAGGCTGTTGGCCGCCTGGAACGCCAGATCGCCGATGGCGGCGGGCAGCAGGCCCCAGATCGCCTTGATCGCTTGGTAGGCGCCCTCGAACGTGTTCGCGGCGGTGTTCCCGAAGCCCACCACGCTCTCGATGGTGCTCTGCATGCCCGACGCGGCATCGGCCTTCAGGTCGAAGAACATCGCCGTGGCGGCCGCACCCGCCGCAGCTGCGCCCATCCTGATCCGCTCCCAGACCTCGACGGCGAGGTCCTTCAGGAGCGACATCGCTTCTCCGAACCCGCCCGCGCCGGACACGAGGCGGGTGAACTGGTAGACAAGTTCGCCCGCGCCGACGATCAGCGCGCCAATGCCGGTGCGGATCAGCGCGCCGCGCAGGACGACGAGCGCCGTGGCAACGCCTCGTACCGAAAGGGCAGCAGCCGCCATTCCGGCGACCCAGCGTCCCGCGAGAAAGGCGGCGAAAGAGGCGGCGTAGGTGGTCAGGCGACCGATGTTGTCGAAGAGACCGCGGATCGCGATGCCGAGCGGGCCGGTGCGGCTGGCGACTGCGGCCATGGCATCTGCCAAGGCTTCGAGCGCCGGCGCTGCGGCGACGGCGAGCTGGTTCGACAGCCCGCGCCAGATCAGTCCGAGCCGGGAGATCGCGTCGTTCGTCCGCTCGATCTGGTCCGCATCCTGCTCGGAGACCACGACACCGAAAGCAAGCACGTCCTCTGTCGCCTGGCGCAGCGTCGCGGTGTCGATCCGGCTCATGGCGATGGAGCCTTCCTCGCCGAAGAGTTGGCCCGCGACGGCAGCGCGCTCGGCAGCGGGCACGAAGCTCTCGATGGCGGCGTTGATCGCACCCACGCGCTGGTCCAGCGGCAGCGCGATCAACTCTGATGCGGAAAGCCCCAGCCGGTCGAGCGCGTCGGCAGCGGGACCGGTCCCGGCGGCCGCCTGGCTGAGACGGCGCGTCAGATCCTTGGTGGCCTGCTCGATGCCGGACATCGACACGCCCGCCAACTCGCCCGCGCGTTCCAGCGTCTGGATCGAGGCGACGGTGGTGCCGAGGGACTGGGCAAGCTTGGCCTGCGCATCAACCGTCTGCAGGCCGGACCGGATCATCGCTACGCCTGCAGCGGCAGCGGCGGCCACGGCGGCGGCGGCCGCGACCCGCACCCGCCGCGAGAAGGCCGCGAGCCGGGCGTTGGCCGCTTCCATCTCCCGGCTGAGCCGTCCGAAGCCGCGCGACCCGGCCTCGCCGACGCCTTCCGACTCGGCGCGCACCTGCCGTCCGCCCACGGCCGCGAGGCGGACGCTCACCCTCTTCTCAGCCATGGGAGTGATCCATCTGTTCGTTAAGTTTGGTGACCATCACCGCCTCGATGACGGGCAGCAGTTCGGCCATGGCCATGGGCGGTACGCCGAGCGCGTTCCCGAGCGCCAGCGCCGCCGACATGTCCCAGCCGATCACCGCGCCGGGCAACACACGCAGCTGGCCGCCGAGGCGTCCGACGAGGTCCCAGACCTGCCAGCCCTCATGGGCCAGCGGCCGGTTCAGCCGCGCCGGGCAGTCCGGACAGGTTTGCGCGCAGGCTTGGCAGTAGCGCTCGCCCCCGCCGAAGGACCATTCGGCGAGAGCGCGGAGGCGTTTTTTTCCTGTTCCAGCAGCAGGCCCTTGGAGACGTAGGTCAGCTGGAACGCCTCGAAGATCGGCCAGACATCGAGCAGCGCGTCGATGGCCTCGGGGCTGGGGTCGATGGGGTTGCCGTCCGCGTCGCCGATGCCGTCCCAGACGAGCACGGCCCGCCGCGCGAGAGCCTTGGCGAAAGCGACGGCGCGCTCCTCATCGGAGGCTTCCTCCGGTACCGCCTCAACAACCGGATCGCTGCGCGTCGCGACCATCAGGGCGGTCGTCAGCGGGCGCAGCTGCACCCGGACGCCGGGCGCGAGGTCATGCCAGCGCGGAGCGTTGGTCAGGTCGAGAGCGAGCATCAGTACACCTCTATGTCGTTCACGAGGGTGGCGATGCACATCCGGCCGACGACGCTGTCGCGGGCGGCCTGCCAGTCGAAGGTCGCCTGCACGCCCTGCGGCCCGGAAATCTCGATGCGCGGGCGCGGCAGGTAGACGGCGTGCACGGTGAAGGTGAAGCTTTCGCCGGAGGGCAGGACGTAGGCGAACTCCATCTCGCAGGCCTCGCCGTTGATCGCCTGCGTCACCAGCGTCTGGTCGGCGAAGCGGACCTCGATCCGGCCCGTGAGCGCCGCGATGGACGGGTCCGCCCCGTCGATGCGCCCGTCGCTCCGGATCGTCTCGATCCGGTCGAGGTTGTTGGCGTAGGTGATCTCGGCCGAGACCACGTTGCCGAGGGCTGAGCCATTGCGCGTGATCGCCCCGTTGAAATGGCCGAAGCGCTTCAGCTCCAGCGCGGCGGGGGGTGAGGCGGGTGCGCCGAACGCGCTGGTGGTCGTGCCCACCGTCTCGCCCTGCGCCACCAGCCGCGCCGTTGCGGTCAGCAGACCCGAGCGCTGCATCTGCCAGGTGAGCTGGTCGAGCACGCAGCCGGAATACATCGCGTAGCGCGGCACCTCGGGCATGCCGGTCTCGATCGACATCGAGGGCAGCGTCCAGGACCCCGACTGGAACTCGTGGGTGTAGGGGGCCTCTACGCCTGTGGTCGCAGGCGTGCCGAAGGCCGCCTTCAGCCAGAAGCCGAAGGCCTCGGCGTCGAGCGGCACGACGACATCGCCATCGGCCGTGACCGCATCCTTGATCGGCGCCAGCGGATCGCGGCCGTAGCCGAGCAGCTCCGAGTTCAGCAGCGGCTGCTCCGCCCCAAGCGAGGTGCTGGCGAAGGGCATGCGGGTGAAGCCGCTGGCGGGCGGCGTGCCATAGGTCGTCTCGAACGCAAGCGCCATCAGCGCCCGCGCCCCCTGAGCTCGTGCCATGGTGTTCTCCTCGGGTTGTCGGGGTCAGGCCAGCGGATCGGCCGTGGAATAGTGCAGCGCCACCGGGATCACGGCGGCCTTCAGGCCAGCCGCGCCCTCGACCGGCAGATCGACCGGGCGCGGCGCCTCCGCCTCGACCCAGTCGCAGAGCCCGCCCAGCGTGCGGTCGGCGGCAAGCGCCGTGCCGATACTGGCGGTCAGCGCATCAAACGCCGCGTCACGGTCGGCACCCTGCACGACGGCTTCGATCTCGGCGCGGTGCTGGTAGTGGTAGCGCAGCGGAGAGAGCGTGACCTCGGGCTCGCCCGGCTCGCCATCGCGCACGATCAGCAGCCCATCTGCCGGAACGCGCTCGGGCAACACCTCGCCGCGCAGGGCGGTGGCGGGCAGCGCCGAGAGCCGCGCGTGCAGCGCGGCGAGGATGGTTTCGCGTGGGGTGGGCATGGGATCACCAAGTGATCAAGGAAGTCGGACAGCGACCGACATCGGAATCCGGTCTCTCAATCAGTCTATTCATCAACGCCCCGGTGCCGATGTTGTTGATCTCAATGTCCCAATTCGCGTGCCCCGCTTCGGCGACAAGACGTTCGTAATCGGTGGGATTTTCGGCTTCCAAGACAAGCCCGACGTCGTTGCGCCAAGCGAAACGATAGCCGCGCTCGTCTATTGCCGATGCCATAGAAAGGCCGTGGATAGTAGTCGGCGTGATTTTGATAGACCAGAGACTGTCACGGATTATAGGCGTCCCATCCTCCAATCGTGGAACCGCAATTGGCTTCAGGTACGGCCTGCTCAGGTCGAAGACTGCTTCATAGCCGAGGTTTGCGCCGTTCTCGAGCCGTACGCAAGTGCGATAGCTGTTGTTGAAGACGATTACGACCCAGAGCGCCACAAGGACGATTGGGATCAGTGCGACGCCCAAGATGGCACCAAGCACCCCGTCATTACCGTTGTCGCTATCCCGATGTTTCACCCGAACCTGCTGCGTGCTCGATCCGCAAGAATCTGACCTGAGAAACTTCCAGCCCATCGATCCGTGATCGAATACGGTTCGCCAGTGTGAATGCCCAGCCGCTGAGGCCCTGTGGGACGGAGCCCGACTCGTCCGCGAAGGTAATCTTCCAGCGGCCTGTGGATATTTTCATAGATGGTCTCGCCGAAATCGACGACCTCCATACCGACATCGGCTGGATCGGCGAATTCATCCTCGAGGTAGAATTCGAATTGCCCCGAGAGCGTCAGAATGCCGAACTCCGCAACACAGTTTCCCGTGAAGCGACCGCCTATTGTGGTGTCACCGATGCTGAATACGATCCCAGTCATATCGTATGTGTTCTCGAAGACATCTGAAAAGGCACCGTTTGGGTGTTCTCTGGCTACCTCTGCAATGTTGTCCTGAAGGCTCTTTGTCACAGTGGAAGTCATGTACTGCGCCACGATTCTGCTCAGATGTCCGGTTTCCCGAACGGTAACACCGCGCCCACGACCGTTGTAGTAGTGGCGGACGAAGTCACGGCTGCTCCAAGCGGCTCCGGAGTCTTCAGTATCGGCCAATTCGATTTCAATGAACTCATCGACTGACGGCATGAAGGGCTCAGCCGTGCAGCGGCAGCCATAGTCTTCGCCGGGGTGGCCCGTCTCGGGCGGGTCATCCCATGCGAAGACCCGACCGTTGTTGACAGCATGGCTCGGGCGGACTTTGTCATCCCCACGCGTGCGCCAGATGTAATGCGTGGTAGGCCGCTCCTGCTTGATCGACCACTCGATGGGCGTCCCTTTTCGCAGGTAGGCCTGGAACGCTTTGCGGTATAGTTGCGGATCGATGTGCATGGAGAAGCCCTTGGACAGATTTTTCTTCAACATCGCACAACAAGGTTAATTCTTTGGCAACCCACCGAACGCTCACCGCCTCATGTCCACCCAGTTCGCCACGATCAGCCCCGGCACGCTGTCGAGCGCCCGCTCGGCATCGCGGTCGAGGTCGAGCCGCTTCGGCAGCTTGACCTGCGGCACCAGCAGGAAGATCGGCGCGGTGACCTGGTTGCGGCCGGTCTTCGCGCGCGAGGCCACCGCCTGGCCGCGTTTGTTGATCCGAGCCCGGTCGGCGACCAGCAGGCTCGGACCCCGGCGACGATAGACAAACCTAAGACGCAGGCCGCGACGGCGTTCCCATTCGCCGGGGGTGAGCTTGGCGCCTCGTAGGCCACGGCCGGCGGCCTCGGTAGGGATCGCGAGCCAGAACCCCTCCTTCGAGCGGATCAGCGGGCCGTTGTCGTGGGCGCCGACGATGACGGGCGCCTTGGACCGTAAGCGTCGTCTGACGGTCACCCGGCTTTCAGCTTGACGGCCGGAAATTCCACGGGAGCAGTTCGTCGAGCCGGCTTTGGGGATGGCCGTTC